ATAACGGCTATCGAGTATATGGCGACCCAGGCTACCGCTACTATTACGCTCCGCCTCACTATGCTCACCACCGCTATTACGCAGCACCGCCGGTTGTAGTGCATAATCATATTCACACGCCACCGCCAGTTGTTCGCCCACCTCGCCACCATAACAATGATCGCCAACACGATAATCGCCAACACGATAATCGTAGGGCACCGCCGCAGGTACGCAATAATCACACGCCAGCCCCACAGCACGTACAGCCTCAGCGCCAACGAGAGCCGCAACACGTACAGCCTCAGCGCCAACGAGAGCCGCAGCAAGCGCCACCACAGGTGCGTGTAGATCGTCGTGAACAGCGCGAAGACCGTGGAACACGTCGTAGAAATCAAGACCAACCGAAAAGAGACCGCCACTAATATCTAAAAGCTGATAAATACTCTGTATAATACAGAGGACGATTGCATGTCAGCACAAGAAACGCCACGGTACACTTTGATCAAAGAAATCCAGCTATTGCTGGGTGACCAAATGGTTGAAGTTGAACTGGACGAAGAGCACCTAAATCTCGCAGTTAAAATTGCGATTGAACGTGTCCGCCAGCGCACAACGGGCGGAGTGGAAGAGTCGCACGTATTCTTTACGATGCAACCAGACCAAAACGTTTACACGCTACCAAATGAAGTGCAGGAAGTAGAGAAGCTATATCGACGCGGTGTAGGTGCTAACAGTACAGGCGGCACAAACTTCGATCCGTTCGAGGCGGCGTTCTCGAATATCTATCTTCTCCAAGCTGGTCGCACAGGTGGCCTTGCTACCTGGGATTTCTTCGCACAATACCAAGAGACAATCGGTCGAGTGTTTGGATCCGAGATCAACTTTATTTGGCGCCCATCGACACACCAGTTAGAACTTATTCGCCGCCCAACAGCGGAAGAAGACGTAATGGCGAAGGTATGGATGGTCAAGCCTGAGGATTTGATTCTCACTGATGCTTACACTGGCCCTTGGGTCCGCGATTACAGCCTTGCAAAAGCCAAGCAGATGCTCGGCGAAGCCCGCAGCAAATTCCCAGGTGGTCTCCCCGGCCCTGGCGGTTCAGTATTGCTGAACGGCGAGCAAATGAAGGCAGACGCTGTCGCTGATCTTGAGCGACTAGAGATGGAGATACAAAACTTTGTAACTGGCCGAGATGGCATGCCCTTCCGTATTGGATAAAGGAGGAATAAATGGATAAGATAATGCAAAAAATAAGCGCCGTATTCAAGGGCTTTTTTACTTGGTGGGCGAACCTTACTGGGCTAGAATATAAGTTCTACGAAAAACTTAACTTCGGCGTTAACTGGCCTATCATTTCATTTGGACTACTTGTGATAGCGGCAATGGTTTTGTTTCTACCTGGAGGCTTGCTGTTCTAATGAAGATAAATGAAATCATCACTGAGCGGAATAATCCATCTAAGGTTGGCAACGAAACTGCAAAAATAGCTCGCAGCGCCAAGGATGCGGCCAAGGCATTCAAGACAGCAGACAAAGGCGCCCTCAGTACAAGTGACGATAAAAAGCAGCACGGACGCAAGATTGTACGCCAAATGTATGGTGTAGAACTTGTTGATGATTTCATTGATGTACTGGAATTGCCTAATGGCCACGAAGGCACAGACAAAGAAATGAGCATGTTTTCTAAGGACAACAGGTAAAAATAGCACTTGACTTTTGGCAAGAATACAACTATAATATAACAATACTTACCTACATACAGGAATAGGAAAATGCCAAAAGCAAAGTTTAGAGCAGAACGAGGATCGAAGCCAGTCTCACGAACAATCAAGTTCAAACTAGGTAATCGGAAGAGCACCGTGTCGGCACTAAGAGTGTCTACAGATGAACTACTGAAGCAATATTTTGCGCCAAAGAACAAGAAAGACAAGCCAAAGATTGCGCAAGTTTTAAAACTACGTAATGTACCGCTTGTAAATCCTATACAGGAAGAAACACCCGCATAATGAAAATAAGCGAAGTCGTTAGTCAGCATCCCGCACTAGCCCAAGCAGAGGAATATAATACTCTGTTACAAGCAGACGAAAATGCCGCAGACGACATTATTGCTTATATCATGGACGACCGTAATGCAGAAGCTCGTCGCCTTGCCATGCTACGCCACTTAGACGAACTAATTGGCGAGGTAGACGACGAATACACCGTCGATAGCCTAAACGATTTTATGCTCGATGATAGTGATGATAGTATTACTCCTGAGGAATATGAAGCGTTCAAAAAAGATATGCGGCTTCCGCCGTACCATCTGCAGGTCGTAGAAGGCGAAGACGACCACACAGGTGAATACGAACTGTGTCAAACATGTGGTGGCGAAGGCGAAGTCCATTGGGACCATACCGATGAATGGACTGGCGATCACGTTCCAGCGACTGCACCGTGTCCTGATTGCGAAGGTGGCCTCAAGGACATCACTGGTCAGCACCGAATCCCTAATTTCGATTAGAGCTTGACACATTTGCTCTGAGATGTTATACTTGTCCTAAACTATAACAAGGATACATTATGCTCATCGGAATTTTAGGCCGCATTGGTTCAGGCAAAGGAACCGTCGCAGATGAACTAGTCAATACCTATGGCTTCCGCCAAGACAGCTTTGCGGCAACACTGAAAGATGCTACAGCCGCTCTGTTCAACTGGGATAGAGCGATGCTTGAAGGTGATACACCTGAGAGTAGAATCCAACGAGAACAAGTTGATCTATGGTGGAGCGAGAAGCTCGGTATCGAAAACTTTACACCTCGGTTGGCGCTTCAGCTAATCGGCACTGACGTATTCCGTAACCATTTCCACAAAGATATTTGGATGTTATCAGTAATGGCTCGCTACAAAGGCGACGAGAATGTTGTCATCAGCGATGCACGTTTCCCAAACGAAGTCGAAGCAATCCGCGAGATGGGCGGCAGAATTATCCGTGTTGACCGTGGCGAAGACCCCGAGTGGTGGGAAATTGCTAAAAAGGCAGCCAAAGGCGACAAAAAAGCCATTGTTGTGATGTCCATGCCACAAATAAACATACATGCAAGTGAGTGGTCATGGGCTAATGAACAGGCCGACGAAGTAATTTTAAACAATGGCTCACTCGAAGAATTATACGGTATGGTTCGGTTATTAAGTAACCGCTATCAGTTCTAAGATTTTTTAACGCCTTTATATTTTTGACGTAGTCGTTCTTTCTTAGCCTGTCCCTCAGGACTCTCCCAATACAACTTTGTTCGCTCTGATCTTGCCTTGCGTTCAGCAATGCCAGCAGGAGATCCATAGTATTCTTTCAGAGATTTGCGAATAGCTAAATTGTGTGCTTCGCGTTTATTTTGTTGACCAACGACAACAGCGTTAGTTTCGATCATGTTACCGAGACTTTTAATTGATCGCTTATCATTCATGAGGGTTAGTTACCTTATAACGTGTATACTGTTTGTATTTACCACAAAAACAGTACGTTTTGATAAATATAAGATATAGAGCTAACGAACTATTTAGCGCAGAATTCAAAAGAGGAGAATTTACGATGGTCCTAGTATCACCAGGTGTACAAGTTTCAGTTACTGACGAGAGCTTTTTTGCTTCCGCAGGTCCAGGAACAGTCCCACTCATATTTATTGCTACCAAGCAAGACAAATTAACACCTGACGGCACAGCAACAGCGCCAGGCACAACAGCCGCTACAGCGGATTCGCTATACTTGATTAGCAGCCAACGCGAGCTACTACAAACCTTTGGTGATCCTGATTTCAACGAAATCGGCGGAACAGCACAGAACGGTTATCCGTTGAACGAATACGGCTTGCTAGCAGCATACTCATACTTGGGCGCAGCTAACCGAGCATATGTTATTCGTGCAGATGTTGATCTAAACGAATTGGATCCAACCAGCGTAGCACCAACAGCGGCGCCAGCAAACGATGCATATTGGAACAATCTAAATAATTTTGTCCCAGGTCTATTTAAATGGGCTAGCGCAGGCGTATGGACAGCCGTAACGACAACAAACGTTCTCGGTGACGAGAATGGTGACCTTGCTAACCTAATTACTGTTAACCAGGCAGAACCATCAAGTGGTTATGCACTAGGTTCGTTCATTGTAAACTTCGATAGCGCAGGTAACTTCCAATACATGCAGAAGCTTGCATCAACAGGCTTTTGGGAGATTGTTGGTAGTGCAGCATGGCGCGCAGTTGGCACAAATGATTATCAATGGTCTCCGCACACCTTTGTTCCAACATTGCAAAGTGATAACTCTACGCCGCTAGATACAAGTTCGTACTGGCTCAAAACAACAACTCCAAACGGTGGCCTAAGTACTGATATAAGTCATTATGATTCCACACTAGGACAATTTGTAAGCAACGGAACGATTACTATTGCTAACAACCACGTAAGTTACTACGCCAAGACAGGCGTTTCTTCCGCTGCTATTACAGCAGGAACAGTAGTAGGATTTACTGATTCGATAGATGCATATACAGGCGTAGAAGAAGCAGTACACACGCCACAGGTTACTTCGGTTGCTGATGTTGCACTAGAGATTCACAATGGTGCATCAACAGTGGTAGTAACCGGCGGGTCACCAGCAACATTCCCAATCACAGATGACACTCCAACGACGTTTGATCTTAATGGAGTAACCGTAGGCGATTTGGCAGCGATTGCAGATATTGATGCGCTAGTAATTGCATTGAACGCTGATGCAGCACTAACAGGTGCGGGCGTTATAGCAAGTAAATCAACTACTGGTCAACTTATCCTAACAGCAACAGACGGACGCGATATTGCACTTTCTGCATTTACAGCTTCAATCGCAGGCGAATTGTTCCTAAACGTAGGCACACAAAGTCCTGCAGGAACATATACAACGTCTAACTTTGCACCGATTGCATCAATTGAGCAAGATACGACACAACCAGTTGGCGCAGTAACAGCAGGCACATACTGGTATGACCCAAGCTTTATCGTTGACATCCTTGTCAACACAGGCACAGGTGTTTGGGATGATTTCGCAGGCACTGTATCTGTTCAAAGCGATGCACCAACATCACCTTCGAATGGCGACCTTTGGGTTGAGACAGATCAAGTTGCCAACTACCCAGTTATGTACCGTCGCACAGCAGGTGCATGGGTACTAGTTGACAACACAGATCAAACAACCACACTAGGTGTTGTGTTTGCAGATGCACGACCAGCGCCAGTAACAGCAGGTCTAGGCAACGGCGTTAACAACGGCGCGAGTGCTGGTGATCCTGACTTGGACGGCGACCGTCCTGATCCGCTACTATACCCAGGCGGCACTCTACTGTTTAACACACGATACAGTGGACGTAACGTTAAGGTATGGACAGAAGACGCAACATATACAACTGGACCAACAGTACTAGTTGATCGTTGGGTTTCCGCTAGTGGCAACGCAACAGACGGTAGCTTGATCGCAGGCGCAGACGCACAGAAAAAAGTAGTAATAGACGCTATTGCAGCGGTTATTATTGGCAACGAAGAAGTGCGCGATGACACAATCTTTTATAACTTGATTGCTGCTCCGGGCTTCCCAGAGCTAATGGACGAGATGATTACGTTGAACGTAGATCGCAAAGAGCAAGCATTTGTTCTAGGCGACTCACCATTCCACCTAGCATCTAACACAACATCGCTACAAGCATGGGCTTCTAACAGCAACGGCGCAGCAGGCAATGGCGACGATGGTCTAGTAACAGCCAATGCAAACCTAGGTGTTTACTACCCAAGCGGCCTGTCTACCAACACAGACGGCAGCGAAGTAGTAGTACCAGCTAGCCACATGATCCTACGTACAATGGCCTACAACGACCAAGTATCGTATCCATGGTATGCTCCAGCAGGTTTCGCACGTGGTGTTGTTAGCAACGCTTCAGCAGTAGGTTACTTGAACGATTCAGACGAGTTCGTTGTTGCATCTCTAAATGAAGGCCAGCGCGGCACACTGTATCTAAACAACGTAAACCCAATTGCAAGCATTCCTAACAGAGGTATTGTTGTATACGGTCAAAAAACACGCCACCCAGTAGTTTCCGCTTTGGATCGCGTAAACGTAGCACGTTTGATCAACTACATTCGCTTCCAAGCAGACCAACTAGCACAGCCATTTATGTTTGAGCCAAACGATAGCATAACACGCGGCGCAGTTAAGGAAGCATTCAACTCGTTCCTAGCAGAACTAGTAACTTTGCGTGGTCTACAGGACTTCTTGGTAGTAGTTGATGAGAGCAACAACTCACCAGCACGTATTGATCGTAACGAACTATGGATCGACATAGCTGTACAACCAGTTAAGTCTATCGAGTTCATCTTTATTCCAATTCGAATCCAGAACACCGGCGACGATTTGAACCTATAATAGAAAGGATCCACAAGAGAAAATACGCCCTGCGGGGCGTATTTTTTTGGCAGGAAAAATAAATTGGCGAAAGTGATAAATAACATTATAGAATTGTTCAGAGGAGAACATTATAAATGGCAGATTTAAGTAAATTTGGTGTCCCGTTAGACGGTAATAAATTGGGTATGCTTCAGCCTAAGCTGATGTATCGCTTTCGTATTATCTTCAATAACTTCGGCACTAACAATAACCTACGCGAATTAACAGCAAACGTCGTATCTGTTCAACGCCCTGGACTAACATACCAAGAGATTCCTATACATTCTTATAACTCAATTGCATACGCAATGGGCAAGCATGAATGGGCAACAATTGATGTAGTCCTACGAGACGATATTACTAATGCTACGACATCCGCAGTCCACTCGCAGGTTCAGCGTCAGCTAAACCACTTTGAGCAGATTGGTCCAGTTGCAGGTACAAACTATAAGTTTGGTATGCAAATTCACTCACTCGATGGTACAAACGGCGAAGAGCTAGAATCATGGCAGCTAGATGGCTGTTTCCTAACTAACGTTGTTAACAATGAATTTAACTACGAGAGTGGCGCTGAAATAATGCGTATCAATATGACAGTACGTTACGATAACGCAACACTCCTAAGTGGTCCAAACGACAACGATGGTACAACAGTTGGTGGCGATCCGTTCCCGAATATTTTGAGCGGCTTCACTGGCGGCACAGCGGTAGGATAATACCTTGGCCAAGAGCTTTGAAGGCATCTTTGGCGGCATATTCGATCAAAACGTACACCTACGTGATTCTCGACATGCCGCTAATGCCTATGGCTTCAATAAGGCTGACCTTAGCAACGGCACACCACGACACAAGTTTGAGTTTTTCCTTCGCATAAACTTTAACCAGTCACCCGAAGTCCTTCGATACGTCGACAAATTCCTAACACGAAATGATCGAGACATTGTTCACACAATGGTCAAGTCAGTTACGATGCCGTCGATGAACATCGAGACAGAGACGCTAAATCAATATAACAAAAAGCGTATCTCCCAAACAGCCATATCATACAACCCAGTCAGTATGACCTTGCACGACAGCGTAGAAGGTCGAACATTACGTTTATGGGAAATGTATTATGAATATTATTTCCGTGATGGTGTAGCACCTGAAAAATTAGGCGCCGGCACCGCAGGATCTACAACATTCCTAGGTGCATTCTTTGAGGCGTTTGCAGGTGGTGGCGCAAAGAGTCCCGAACGAAATCAAATGGAATATGAGAACGATATTATTACTGATCGTTTCAATGACAACTTCGGTTATAACTCAAAACGAGTAGGCAATCATAAGTACCTAATCGAAAGCATCGAAATTTTCCAAATACACGGTAGCAAGTTTTCTCGTACAGAGATTGTGCATCCGCGTGTAACATCATTTACGCACGACACGCTAGACTACGAAGACAGTTCGGGGCTAGTACAAATGAACTTTGATTTTGCTTACGAAGGTGTTGTATATGCTAACGTAAACGAGCGCCTAAACTCCGACGAGCTAGAACTTTTCCGCTACGGCGATTTCAATGAGCTAGCAAATCTTATTACAATTCGTACACCAGTGCTAGGACGTAATGTCTCAGCATCAAATCAGGCTAGTTTTCCGAACACAACTACCTGCGGCCCAGGTGCGTTTGGTGCAGATGCATACAGCGCGATTTCAAACAGATTTATTTCTTCGCCACTAGGCAAGGTAGTTTCGGGCGTAATCGGGCAAACAAACGTACAGCGTATTCAAGATGACATTGGCGGCGTCATAGGATCTATACCTAACGCAATCGGCACCGTTGCTGCCGCAAGTATTTTCGGCGGCACGGTTAGCTTTAATCCTGACCCGCTGCAAGCATTACGCACCACAGCAAATCGAATTTCTCGTACGGCAGTAAATCGCACAAGAGATAATTTCCAAGCTGGCGTCTCTGCAGGCGTAACAACCGTCGTAACTGGCATAGTCAATCCAGAGCCTACAACAACGGCTCCGAGTGAAACATAATGGCTGCTAATAGAACTAGTACCAGTCTTGTCAGATTCTTAGGAGCGGAGGTTTCCGCTAGGCAAAGCAGCGGCTCGCTTGCGAATACAGTCAAAGGTGGTCTCGGCGGTGAGGTTGCACAGCCCGCAGATACGCAGCGGCTAGCTAACACGCTAACACCAGCGTCAGTAAAAATATCTGACTACCAATCGGCACTTATGCATATGCAAAATTCGGGCGCAGAGCCGTTTGCAGCTAAGGCAATGGCAATGGTGCTAGTCGATGCAGCACAGGCACAGGGCGTCGGTGTCATGTCGCTTATAAAAACAACCGACGTAACAAAGATGGCGCTTGTATCTAACTCGGCGTATACCTATATAAATCAATTGCGCGATGGCAGCAGCCAACTAGGTGGCTCACAAAATATCGACAACGGCAAAAGTTTGCGGTCCCGATATTTGCTAGCATAATGGCCAGGGGTTCAAAATATTCGCAGGGTATTTACACTCCGACGAATCCAGAAAAGTATAAAGGCCAGACAGCACCTCGATACCGAAGTAGCTGGGAACTCGTTTTTATGCGCATGGCCGACAATCATCCTAACATTGTTAGCTGGGCAAGCGAAGCAATAAAAATTCCTTATATGAATCCGCTGTCTAACAAGGTGTCAATGTATACCCCAGACTTTTTGCTTGTGTATGAAGACAAGCACGGCAAGCGCAGACAAGAATTGATTGAGATTAAGCCCCGTAAGGAAACGCATCTCACGGAGGCAAAGTCCCGCGGCGATAAATTACGCCTCGCTGTCAACGCTGCCAAGTGGCGTGCCGCGGTAGCATTTTGCAAAAATCATGGCCTAACGTTTCGTGTCATAAACGAAAACGAACTTTTTGGTAGCAAAAAGAAGAAAAAGTAATCACGCATAGTATAATTCTGCCGCTGTAGTGATAAATACACTTATAACGGGAGATTACTAATGACAAAATCGCTGGAGGAGACGTTCGACATTCCGCCTATCAAAGAGGCGCTAGAAGCACAAGCTATCACGAAGGAAGAGCCTGTTGAATCTACCGAGATAACCGAAGGCGAAAATTCCCCTGTGCAAATATTAAACGCATTGACCATCGCCGAAAAAATCGAACACGCTCTTGCGACTGTATCCCAGCTTGACAACAGTGACGTTGAGATGGACGAGATCGCGCAGGAAGCCTTAGAATCCTACGCAGAGCTAAAAGACCTTGCAATGAATATGTCCGATGCCCACAGTGGTCGAATGATGGAAGTCGCTGCTACTATGCTAAAAACATCGCTCGAAGCCAAAGAAGCAAAAATCAATCGCAAGCTAAAAACTATTGATCTACAGCTTAAAAAGATGAGAATGGATCGTTTGGCCGGCGGTGGCGATGAAGATGGCTACGGCGATACAGGTACAGAATTTGATCGCAACGAATTACTGAAGCACTTACACATTCAGCGCGAAGATTAACAGCGGTATTATCTGCAGGATTAGATAAATACTACAAATAAGATGAGGAACTCATTGCAATGACCGATCAATTTAAAGACTATTACTTGGTAGAATCCGCGCGAGAATATACGTATCGTATAAAACTCGCCGTGAATGACCTAGAAGCAGGCCAAAAAGGCGCGTTGGAAGACGCCCTAGCAAAATTTGACCTGCGATCTATTAGCAAATTCACACAATCACCAATTCAAAAGTCGCCACTAGATTTTCCTAACGTGCGTAACAGCAAGGTGTTTACTTGCGAAATCGTCTTAGGCTACCCAGTTACCGTAGATGAACTACGCATGTATATCAGCGACAAAGTTGCTATCAACCAGCAAGAGATTGCAGTTTATAACAAGTATGATCCGCGTGACGTATACAATGACGAAGCGGTTGCTATTCGTGCAGGCAAGGACGAAAATTACGTTGCGCGCCTCGGCACAGAATACGAAGACGACGAGAAGCCAGATTATGGCAAGAAGTATAACGACAAGTTTTTGAAAGAACTAAGCGACACGCAAAAAGCGCGCCCAGTGGTTGAAGTAGAGAATCCGTTGATGCAGAAGACAGCAGTTGACAACACAAGTGTTGCAACTCCAGACGTTGGCGAGAACGGCGGCCCAAGCGTATTCACTAAAGACGCAAGGAAGCCAAGAAAGTAATGGCTAAAGAGCCGCACATGACTGAGCTAAAGGCTATTATAGAAGCATATAATAAAGCTATTACGGAAGCTCCTTATGCTACAATGAAAGACGGACCAGACAAGTATTTGTTCCGCAAAGATGACAAACAAAAATTAGTTGGTTCAGCGGATAACGAGCCCGAAGACGACGAAGAGGAATTAGAGGAACAAACGATGGACAAAGAACTTAGAGATATGCAGATTGCCGCAGGCATTCGAGTAGCTGAAGATTGCGACGTAGATGTCGAAAATAACGACGACGGCGAATGCAGTCCATTCACTCACGCTGACGAAAATGTTGACATGGTACGCGAAGATGATGTCGAAGAAGATTTTGCTCGCGAAGACCTACTACTCCCACCTAAGGATCGTGACGGCGATGGCGAATACGACACCGATGAAGATGACGACGGGCATTGGGATAACTCAGGAAACGTTAGTGTTCGCACTTCCGAGCCGTTTGATAATGATCGCGTTGTAGACAATGATGACGAAGGCACATACAGCGGCGAGACAAACTTCGATGACGAAACATTCGATGACTGGACTGCAAAGTATCCAGGCGAATCAGTAGATGAAGATGCAATCGAAGGCACACAGAGGGTTTTATTCTCAGGTAGAGACGGCCTAATGAATTCAAGGGCAGTTCGTAATATGTTTAACAACCTCGGTGCCCAAGTAAACGATGACGGCGACGGCATCGTTGAATTTAGTGTAGACATCGAGCCTGAAAGAGCAGAGAAGATCGGTGCATGGCTTGAAAAGATTGACAGGTCAGGCGAACAATATGGCGGTTACATTCACCTAGACAACGAAATAGATGAAGATTCCGACGATCCAAACGCAATGGAAAAGACATATCGACTTGGCGAGCAAGGCCCAGGCGACGAAGAAGATGAATTTAGCTACGATGACGACGCAATGGTCGATCTCGGCGACGACGACGAGTATGATTTCAATGATGAATTTGAGCGTGAGATTGGTAATACAAACCGCTTTGAATCAGTAGTTGATATGAATGAGCTACGTAAACTAGCAGGGCTTGCACTCATCGAAACTGAATCAACAGACGATGACGAGACTGCCGAAGAAGAGCTAGAAGAAGCCGAACTTTCGGATCCTAGTAAGAATACACACGTTGGTCGAGAATTTTCTTCCTCTGAATTTGAAGAAGATAAATTTGATGACAATTTTGACGGTCTAGCCTCTGGTGAAATCGTTGCATACGAAATCGCAGACGAAAAAGCATATTACGCAATGGCTGACATACTTGGTGCAGAACTAGATTTTGGCCCACAAGACGAAGTATTGGTGCCAGCAGCACGTAACGATGAGATTGTTATCGCACTTGCACGCCAAGGCTTCAAGCAAGGCAGAGACTTTGAAGTAGCAGGCCAGTTACAAGATGATCTACAGAATGGCTACAACGATCAAGCATACACAGACGGACAAGACTATTTTCCTAAGGGCGCAACTAGCCAGCCAGCTACAGACCTAGGTCCAACAGCAGGCCGAGCAGGCGATAACCCAATGTCAAATAAGATGCGTAGCATTGAGAAAGACACAGTGTATGAAGGCATGAAGCTTGCATATAGACGTTTTCGCAAGGTATAAAGGATAGCAATAATATATAAAGGGGCCTTGGCCCCTTTTTTATTCGCTAAATACTACTATGGCACAATTAGATTCCCATTTAGTTAAAAAGGCACATGTTAAGGTTCGGTACACGCCAGAAACGGCCGAAGAACTAAGAAAGTGTATGGATCCTATCACAGGTCCGATGTTCTTCATGGAAAACTTCATGTACATCCAGCATCCAATTCAGGGCAAGATCAAGTTTGCACCATTCGATTACCAGCGTGAATTATGCGTAGTTTACAACGAGCATATCTCATCTATCGCTATGATTGGTCGTCAGCTAGGCAAAACTACGCTGGCCGCGGGCTACCTCGTTTGGTATGCTATGTTCAAGCCTGACTCGACCATCCTGATCGCCGCGCACAAACGCGAAGGTGCCTCAGAAATCATGCAGAAAATACGCTACTGCTACGAGATGCTGCCCAACCACATCCGCGCTGGCGTCGCAGAATACAACAAACAGACGCTAACCTTCGACAACGGCTCACGTATCCTATCTCAAGCTACTACGCCAACTACGGGTCGTGGTCTTGCGCTATCGCTTGTATACCTCGATGAGTTTGCATTCGTGCCGCCGCAGATTGCGCGCGAGTTTTGGACTGCTATTTCACCAACGCTGTCCACAGGTGGTAAGTGTATTATTACATCGACGCCTAACGTGGATGACGACCAGTTCGCTGAAATTTGGTTTGAATCACAGCGCACGATTGACGAGTTTGGCAACAAGAGTGAAGTTGGTCGTAACGGCTTCAAAGGCTATCACGCTACATGGGAAGCACATCCTGATCGTGACGAAGCATGGGCGCGCATTGAACGAGCAAAGACAAGCGATGATAGGTTCAAGCGCGAGCACGAATGCCAGTTTATCTCGTTCCAAGAAACGCTTATCAAGTCAAAGACGCTAACAGAACTAAGCTTCAACGGTTTAGAACCTATTCGTAAGTCAGGCCAAGTTCGCTGGTACGGTCCGATTCGCGACGGTAGAAGCTATTGCGTAGCACTTGATCCATCCATGGGCACTGGCGGCGATAACGCAGCTATACAGGTGTTGGAGCTACCGTCACTCAAGCAAGTCGGCGAGTGGCAACACAATCACAGCCCCATTGAAGACCAAATAAAAATCCTCCGTGGCATTCTGCTTGAAATACAGCATCACGCACCGAAGTCGGAAATTTACTGGACCGTGGAAAATAATTCCATGGGCGAAGCAGCCCTCGTCGTTATCCGCGATACCGGGGAAGAGCGTTTCCCAGGCACGTTCATGCACGACCCGAACCGCCACCTCGGTCCTAAAAATCGCAAGGGTTACAACACCACTCACCGCACCAAGCTCGAGGCTTGCGCAAGGTTCAAGTCGTTAGTCGAAAGCGGCAAACTACAAATATTCAGTAAGAATCTGATTCACGAGATGAAATACTTTATTGCTAAGGGAAACAGCTACGAAGCTACTCTAGGTGAAAATGATGATCTTATCATGGCAATGATGCTAAACATTCGCATGATCCAGCACATCGCAACCTGGGACAATGACATATACACCAGCATCAATACCAACGTGAGTGGTAAATTTGAAGACGACTCCGACGACATGCCATTCCCTATGCTTGTAATCTAAGCAGTATTTGATAAATACTACATTATGATAAACTACGAAAAAGTCGCAGAGAAAATTTTCGCCATCATCAAAGGGCATGGTCATACACTTGCTATGTTCAAAGAAGATGGTATGGACACTACTGATGCTGCCGAAGCTCGTAGATTCTTCGTCCAAAAGCCAAATTACATGGTCACACTAGACGACGAGTCCGACACAATCAAAATCAATAAGAATAGCAATTTGAGTCTCGATGACCTCGAAAGCATCTTGAAGCAAATGAAAAACCTAGCGCGAGCAAACATGCTCAACACGCAGGTCAAAGTATTCGGCAAGGAAATTACTCCAAAAGACTTTGCATATCAAGCCAAAAAATTTAAGGACACACCGATGAACGAAGATTATATAGATGACGACGTGTGGATTGTTTACATTCGCGCAAATACTTATCAGGGCAAATACTACGAATCTAGTGCTGCACCATATAAGGTTAGCACCAGCATAGCTCCAACCGAGCAAGATGCTATCGACTACGTCAATGATAATCGAGAAAAAGTTCTAGCAGAGCTAGCGAAGAAGCGTGTAAGGTATGGCGACAGAAGTATTCCTATGATCGGACCAAAAAATCGTGGTGGCGCAGAAAAGAATGTATTCTTTGCTGACACATATCAAGTTCGTGGCCCACAGAAAGTATCGCGTTATGTAGCGGAAGCATCCCTATCACGTATGAGTGGCAGCACAAAGACAAGCTACCAAACACTAG